AAGTGGGAAAGACCTGACAATATTCTAAATAACTGGAGAGTTACTAAAACTTGTTTAAGATTAGGTAGTAGAATTATAGGTAAGTGTATGATGGGTTCAACGAGTAATGCTCTTGATAAAGGTGGTGAGAACTTTAAAAAATTGTACAACGACAGCGATGTCACAAAAAGAAATAGAAATGGTCAAACACGATCTGGTTTATACTCTTTGTTTATCCCAATGGAATGGAACTATGAAGGCTTTATTGATGAGTTTGGACGACCTGTATTTGATACTCCAACACGAGAGTGTTATGGACCAGACGGTGAACTAATAGACGTAGGTGTTATCGATCATTGGGAAAACGAAGCTGATGGGTTACGTGATGACCAAGATGCTTTAAATGAGTTTTACAGACAGTTTCCAAGAACTGAAGAGCATGCGTTCAGAGATGAAACAAAAAATAGTATATTTAATTTAGTTAAAATATACGAGCAAATAGATTATAACGAAGGTATTAGAAATAGCTCTGCTGTTACAACTGGTAACTTTCAATGGGTTAACGGAGTTAAAGACACTCAAGTGGTTTTTAATCCAGATCCTAACGGTAGATTTAATATTAGTTGGGTTCCAGATAGAAAACTACAAAATAGAGTGATATTAAAGAATGGAGTGAAGTATCCAGCAAATGAACACGTTGGAGCTTTTGGTTGTGACAGCTATGATATTAGCGGCACAGTTGACGGAAAAGGATCGAAAGGAGCTTTACACGGACTAACTAAGTTTTCAATGGAAAACGCTCCTGCTAATCACTTTTTTTTAGAGTATTTAGCAAGACCACAAACCGCTGAAATGTTTTTTGAAGATGTGTTAATGGCTTGTGTTTTTTATGGCATGCCACTACTTGCTGAGAACAATAAACCAAGACTACTATACTATTTTAAGCGTAGAGGTTATAGAGCATTCAGTATGAATAGACCTGATAAAGTTTGGAACAAATTGTCGGTAGCAGAGCGCGAAGTGGGAGGTATCCCTAACTCGAGTGAGGATATAAAACAAGCCCACGCTGCTGCTATTGAGATGTATATAAATGATCACGTAGGTATTGATAAAGAAGGTAACTACGGTAATGTTTATTTTAACGCAACCCTTAATGATTGGGCTAAGTTTGATATTAACAAGAGAACTAAGTTTGATGCTTCTATAAGCTCTGGCTTAGCAATAATGGCTTGCAACAGACACTTATATACGCCTGTAGCAAAAAAAGAAAAAAAGAATTTAAATATAAACTTTGCTAGATACAACAATTCTGGTAATATGTCTAAAATAATTAAAAGATAAATGGCTCGATCAGTTTCACATAGTTATTTCCCTAGTCAAGTAGTTAGTGATTTAGAAAAAATAAGCTACGAATACGGGTTAAAAGTAGCTAAAGCTATACAGAATGAGTGGTTTGAGTTTGATCAAAGTAGAAGTAAAAATAGATACAGAGATCAACAAGCAAACTTTCACAGATTAAGGTTATACGCTAGAGGAGAACAGTCAATACAAAAGTATAAAGATGAATTATCTATAGATGGTGATTTATCTTATTTAAACTTAGACTGGAAACCAGTTCCAATTATACCTAAGTTCGTAGATATTGTTGTAAATGGTATGGCTGATAAAGATTATGAGATAAAAGCTTATTCACAAGATCCATACGGCGTGTCTAAACGAACAGAGTATATGGAGTCTATACTTAGAGATATGAATACTAAAAGTTTCAACGATCAAATTGGTGAAACGTTTGGTATAGATATGTACGAAAACGACAGAGACTCTTTACCTCAAGATACAGAAGAGTTAGCGCTACACATGCAGCTAAGCTATAAACAAGAAGTTGAGTTAGCAGAAGAGCAAGCTATAAACGTATTGATGAGAGGTAGTAAATACGATCTTATTAAAAAAAGGTTTTATTACGATTTAGTAACTCTAGGTATTGGTGCTGTTAAAACATCTTTTAATACTTCTGAAGGAGCTGTTGTTAAGTATGTAGATCCAGCTGATATTGTTTATTCTTACACTGAGTCGCCTTACTTTGATGATCTATACTATGTTGGTGAAGTTAAAGAAATACCTATAAATGAGTTAGTAAAAGAGTTTCCGCATTTAAAAGAAGAAGATTTAAAAGAAGTACAAAAGACTAATTACGCTTATAGAAACAATTATTCTCATGGCAGTAGAAATAGAGTAGATAACAATATAGTATCTGTTCTTTATTTCAACTACAAGACTTTTATGAACGAAGTTTATAAAATGAAAGAGACTGGTACTGGAGGAGAGAGAGCTATACCTAAAGACGACACGTTTAATCCTCCTGAAAACATGGAAGGAAACTTTGCTAAACTGCAAAGATCTGTTGAGTGTTTGTATGAAGGTGCTTTGATATTAGGGACAGATAAGCTTCTTAAATGGGAGATGTCTAAAAATATGATGCGAACTAAAAGTGATTATACTAAAGTTAAAATGAACTATGCTATTGTAGCTCCTAGAGTTTACAATGGTAGAGCAGAGAGTTTAGTTGGTCGTATCACTGGTTTTGCAGATATGATACAACTTACGCACTTAAAGCTACAGCAAGTTATGTCTCGCATGGTACCAGACGGTGTTTACTTAGACGCTGATGGTTTAGCTGAAATAGATTTAGGTAATGGTACAAACTATAATCCACAGGAAGCTTTAAACATGTTCTTCCAAACAGGTTCTGTTATTGGTAGATCGTTTACACAAGAAGGTGATATGAACCCTGGTAAAGTACCTATTCAAGAAATAACTTCAGGATCTGGTGGTAATAAGATGCAAGCATTAATAGGCAACTACAATTACTATCTTCAGATGATACGTGACGTGACCGGATTAAACGAAGCTAGAGATGGTAGCACACCTGATAAAAATGCTTTAGTAGGTTTACAAAAGCTAGCTGCTCAAAACTCAAACACCGCAACAAGACACATACTTCAAGCTGGTATGTATTTAACTGTAGAAACAGCAGAGTGTTTATCTCTTAGAATATCTGACATTATAGAATATTCACCTACATCAGAAGCTTTCATACAAGCTATAGGCGCTCACAATGCTGCTACTCTTGAAGAGATGAGTCAGTTACATTTGTACGACTTTGGCATATTCTTAGAGCTAGCTCCAGATGAAGAGGAAAAAGCTAAACTAGAAAATAATATACAAGTTGCTTTATCTAAAGAAAATATAAATCTTGAAGATGCTATTGATATTAGAGAGATTAGAAATGTAAAGCTAGCTAATCAACTGCTTAAAATTAGACGCAAAAATAAAGAGCAGAGAGACAGACAAATACAACAGCAAAATATTCAAATGCAAACACAGTCTAACACTCAGGCTGCTCAAGCTAAAGCTCAAGCTGAAGCTCAGAAAGAACAGGTTGTTGCTCAAACTAAAATACAGTTAGCACAAGCGCAAGCTCAGCTAGATACTCAAGCTAAAACACAAGAAGCTAATTTAAAGAAACAATTAATGGAGTATGAGTTTCAATTAAACATGAAGCTTAGAGAGATGGAAGTTGAAGCTTTGAAGTCTAGAGAAAACAACAAAGAAGATCGTAAAGACGAAAGAACAAAGATACAAGCTTCACAGCAAAGTGAACTTATAGAGCAAAGAAAGTCAGGTGGTTCACCTAAAAAGTTTGAGTCTGCCGGTAATGATATACTCGGTGGTGGATTTAACCTAGGATCATTTGACCCTAAATAAACACTAATTTTTTATATTATATATTATGGAACAAGAAATGGAAAACGTTGAGGAAACTCAACAAGTTGAACAGACAACTCGAGAAGTTGATGAAAGTAAATTTAAATCTGCAGGTAACGACGATGTTATAAAAGTAGATTTAAGTAAACCAATAACACAAGAAGAAGATGCCGTTACAGAGCAAAGCACAGATGAGGTACCTGTTCGCGACGAATCCGAAACTAGCGAAGAAGTACGTGAAGAAAACGTCGAAGCAGCAGTTGAAGAAGTTACCGGAGAAGAAGAGCGGGTTCAAGATGACCAACCCACTCTTGAAGAAGTAACAGAAGAAGTAGAAGAGCTTGAAGAGAAAGTTGAAGAAGCTATAGTAGAAGCTCAAGCTACTGGTAAACCTCTACCTGAAAATATTCAAAAGTTAGTAGACTTTGTAGAAGACACAGGTGGAAGCTTAGAAGACTACGTGATGCTAAACCAAGATTATAGTAAGATGGATAATCTAACTGCATTGCAAGAGTATTATAGATTAACAAAACCTCATCTTGACGCAGAAGAGAGATCGTTTTTAATGGAAGAAAACTTTTCTTTTGATGAAGAGCTTGATGATGAAAAAGATATTAGAAGAAAGAAAATAGCCTTAAAAGAGCAAGTTGCCGAGGCTAAAGCCTACTTAGACGGGCAAAAGTCTAAATATTATGATGAAATTAAAGCTGGAAGCAAGCTCACTGAAGAGCAGCAAAAAGCAATTAATTTTTTCAATCGCTATAACAAAGAGTCTGAAGAGACTCAAGCGAAAGCAAAAGCAGCTAAGTCTGTATTTGACAAAAAAACTGAAAACTTATTTAACGATAAATTCAAAGGTTTTGAATACGAAGTCGGTGATAAGAAGTACAGGTTTAATGTCAATAATGCTGATAAAGTGAAACAAACTCAAAGCGACATCAACAACTTCATAGGAAAGTTTCTAAACGAAGATGGTACGATAAACAACGCTAAGGATTATCACAAATCACTTTACACAGCCATGAACGCAGATGCTATTGCAAAACACTTCTACGAGCAAGGCAAAGCTGACGCTTTAAAAGACAGCGTAGCAAAAGCTAAGAACGTAGACATGAAGCCAAATCAAGTTCATAGTGACAATGTTGATACAGGTGGATTAAAGTTTAAAGTTTTAGGACAAGATTCAAAAAGCTTTAAAATTAGAAAACGAAATTAATTTATTTAACGCTTAAAATTTACAATTATGGCAATTACTGCAGGTAGTTTGTTAAATAGTGTAGCTGCTCCACAGCAACAAACACTAGCTTCAAACTACATCGATTTTACTGCGCAAGCAACCGCTGGTTGGGCGCAACAATATTTACCAGACCTTATGGAGAAGGAAGCTGAAGTTTTTGGAAACAGAACTATTTCAGGATTTCTTGCTCAAGTAGGTGCTGAAGAGGCTATGACAGCTGATCAAGTTGTATGGTCTGAACAAGGACGTTTACACCTATCTTATATAGGAACAGTAGATGCTGATGGAGATACTAACGGTACTTTCGAAGTTACAAATGACATCGATGGTAACGCGTTAACTAGTACTCATGGTATTAGAGTTAACGATACAGTACTTATTGCTCAAGCTGGTGTTGTAGTTAAAGCATTAGTTACTGAAACTCCAGCTTCTGCTACTGTTACAGTTGAGCCTTATGCTACTGCTGCTTTGTCAACTTTGACTGACGGTACAGCAACTCTACTAGTTATCGGATCTGAGTACGGTAAGGGTGCAGCTTACGCTGACATTACTGGTGCTGCTGAAGCTACACGAAGAACTGCTTTAGAGCCTACTTTCAAGTCTTTTACTAACAAGCCAATTATCATGAAGGATTACTACGAGATCTCAGGATCTGATGCTTCACAAGTTGGTTGGGTAGAAGTTTCTGGTGAAGAAGGACAAAACGGTTACTTATGGTATCTAAAAGCTGAAGGCGATACTCGTGCTCGTTTCACTGACTACTTAGAAATGTCTATGCTAGAAGCTGAGAAAACAGCTGCTGCTTCTATCATTGGTTTCAATGGAAGTATTGTTCGTGACGGTACTGATACTGGTGCTGGTGGTTCTGGTACTGAAGGTTTATTCGCTGCTATTGAGTCTAGAGGTAATGTTACTTCTGGTATCACTGGTGTTAACGCTGCTACTGATTTAGCTGAGTTTGACGCTATCTTAGCAGAGTTTGATAAGCAAGGTGCTATTGAAGAAAACATGCTATTCGTTAACCGTGCTTCTAGCTTGGCTATCGATGATATGTTAGCTTCTATGAACTCTTACGGTGCAGGTGGTACTTCTTACGGAGTATTTGAAAACGACGAAGACATGGCGTTGAACCTAGGTTTCTCTGGATTCCGTAGAGGTTCTTACGACTTCTATAAGTCTGACTTCCGTTACTTAAACGACAAAGCTACTCGTGGTGGTATTAACGACAGAGCAGGTAGCGCAGCTATCCGTGGTGTTATTATCCCTGCTGGTGTATCAAGTGTTTACGATCAAGCTTTAGGAAAGAACATGAAACGTCCTTTCTTACACGTTCGTTACCGTGCTTCACAAACTGATGACCGCAAGATGAAAACTTGGGTTACAGGTTCTGTAGGAGCTGCTACATCTGCTTTAGATGCAATGCAGATTCACTACTTATCAGAAAGATGTTTAGTTACTCAAGGTGCTAACAACTTTATGTTAATGAAGTAATCAATATTATTAGGTCGAGGGCTTCGGTCCTCGATCTTTTTTTTTAATTTTTTTATATTATATTATGGCAAAGAAGAAAACAAGTGTAGCAAAAGCTACAGCGCAAGTTGAAGTAACACAACCAGAAGTTACAAAAGAAGTTGAACAAGAGTTTGTTGAAGAAACGTTTGTTGAACAAAAACCTAGAAGAGTAGAAAAGCAATACAAAACTCTTGAAGATGGTTGGGAAATAAAAGACAGAATATATAGATTAAAAGGTAATAAAAAACCTTTATCAAGATCTATCAGATCTGCAAACATCCACTGGTTTGATGAAGAAAAAGGCTACGAAAGAGAGTTGAAGTATTGTCAAAACCAAAGAACAGTTTTTGTTGACGAAATGAAAGGTGATCAAAGATTACAACATGTTGTTTTTAGAAACGGCTTGTTAATTGTTGAAAAAGAAAAAACAGTTTTACAAAAACTACTTTCTTTGTATCACCCTGATAGAGACGTAATGTTCTACGAAGAAAAGCCAGTAGCAAAAGCTGCTAATGAAATTGATTACTTAGAAATGGAGATCGAAGCGTTGAATGCTGCTAAAAATATCGATATTGATATGGCTGAGGCTATCATGCGTGTAGAGATCGGATCTAAAGTATCTGACATGAGTTCTAAAGAACTTAGAAGAGATTTGCTACTATATGCTAAAAGAAATCCAAGTTTATTCTTAGAACTTGTCAATGATGAAAACGTTGTTTTAAGAAACTTTGGTATTAGAGCTACGGAGCTAAAAATAATTAAACTATCTTCAGATCAGCGTACGTTTACGTGGGCTACTAATGATAGAAAATTAATGACAGTTCCTTTTGACGAACACCCTTACTCTGCTTTAGCCGCTTGGTTTAAAACAGATGAAGGTATGGAGGTATACTCCAACATAGAAAAGCGCTTAAACGCGTAATCACTATATAGTAGAGCAGCCACTCTATTTTAGGGTGGTTGCTTAACTATAAAAAAACACATAATGGCAGTAAATGTAAATACAGTATATCAAAGAGTATTAACCATAGCCAACAAAGAACAAAGAGGCTATATAACTCCGCAGGAATTTAACATACTTGCCAACCAGGCTCAGATGGATTTGTTTGAGCAATACTTTTATGACATAAATCAGTTTGGTAGAGTAAGAGGTCATGAAGAAAAACACAATGATCCTGTTTCTATAATAAAAGAAAAAATAAGTCTGTTTGAAGTTTACGAAACTACTCTTGATACTTATACTTCTAACCATCACGTTTTACCTACAGATCTATATAGATTATCAAACGTTAAGCTTAGCGGAGTAGTAGCTGACAACGTAAACATAAAAGATTTCAATAATATACTAGATGTTCCACTTCTAAGGCCTCATGCTAATAGACCTATTTACATTAAGACGAACTCTGGTTTAAAAGTATACACTAACGCAGCAGATCTTTCCGCTAGTCAAGTGACGTCTACTTCCACAGTTACTTGCGATTATATAAAAACGCCAACAGATGTTGTTTGGGGTTACAATACTATCACTAGTACTAATTCAACATCAGGTATTACAACCAACACTTCACTATATAATTCTTCAACTTCTACTAACTTCGACATGCATGAGTCTGAAGAAGTTAATTTAGTTAATAGAATATTAGTGCTAGCTGGAATATTAATGAAAGATGCTACATTACCAAGCTTAGCAGCTCAAGAAGAAGTAAAAGATATTCAACAAGAAAAAGGATAATAGATGGCTATAATAAATCAAACACAAGCGGCGTATTATGCTGACGGTAATAGTGCAAACTTTGGTGATTATCAATTTGTTTCTTTAACAAATATTATAAAAGCTTTTCAAGTTGTGTATGTAGGTGAAGGTAAGATAATAGATAAAGCTAGTAGAACAGACATAGCTTTCCACGCACAAAGAGCTTTAGCTGAAATGTCATTTGATACTTTTAAGTCTGTGAAGAGTGTTGAGATAACAGTGCCTGCTAATTTAACTGTAACTATACCTCAAGACTATGTTAACTACGTTAAGATATGTTATTCAGATAATCAAGGTATACAGAGAACTCTATATCCAACAAGACACACTAGTAATCCCACTAATCCTACTCAAACTGGTACTATAGGTAATGAAAACTTTATAGACGCAAACGCAGATGGAAATATAGATTTAGAATCTGAGTCTGATACTTGGGCAGCTTTTAAAGCATCTGACCCTTCAGAGAACGATAACTACGATTATGATTACGATGATGATATTTTTGACTCTAACATAGGGCAGAGATATGGTTTGAATCCTGAGTTTGCTCAAGTCAACGGATCATACTATATAGATGAGAACAAAGGTTTTATACATTTTAGTTCTAATATGTCTGGTGAAACTGTTATAATAGAATACATAAGCGATGGTTTAGGCACTGAAGAAGAAATGAAAGTTCATAAGTTTGCTGAAGAAGCTATGTACAAGCAAATAGCTTATGCTATATTATCTAATAGAGCTAATACACCTATAAACACTGTGTTAAGATTTAAAAAAGAAGCTAGAGCTACTAAAAGAAATGCTAAGATTAGACTTTCAAATATAAAGCTAAACGAAATTATTCAAATATTTAGAGGTAAGTCGAAACATATTAAACACTAATCAATGCCGGAGATTAAGCATAATTTTTTAAAAGGTCGAATGAATAAAGATCTTGATGAACGCCTAGTACCTAATGGCGAATATCGAGATGCTCTAAATATAGAGGTGAACACTTCAGAAGGATCTAATGTTGGCTCTGCTCAAAACATAAAAAGCAACAAAATTGCTAGTGGACGCGATCATCAAGGAGCAAGCTTTTTAAGCGAAGACTCTTCTGGCACTGGAATTAATAGAAACGCAATAACAGTAGGATCTTACTCAGACGAGTCTACTAAAACTATATTCAACTTTATACATAAGGCTAGCGATTTAGTAGAAGATGGAGTGTACGGTGGATTAACTAGGTTTACAGGTGTTAGATCAGACGTTATCTCTATGTATGTTAGTACGGCTTCTGAATCAGGTTTTGTTTACCCATTAGTTACAGATGTTTTTGAAGCTAAAATTGCTCCAACTACTTTTCAAACTTCTCAAAACGGAGTGATAGAAGGTGTACCTACTCAAGTAACAACCACATCAGGAGGTCAATCAGTATATACTGCCAAAGGCGTTGTACCTGGTATGAAAGTTAGATTACTTGATTTACAGAACAACAACTTGTACGGTAGCGAAGAAGTTGTTGTTAAAAAAGTTGTTAACTCGTTAACCCCTTCTAGTGTTAAGATAATAACAACAATACCTAATAGTGCTTTTATATTTGACGCCGCAGCTAGTATCTCTGGTTATGTTTTTCAATTTCTATCTAACAGAATATTAAACTTTCAATCTGGAGTAGAAGAAATAGAGCAAAACGTTAGTGGTCAACCTACCTCTATTACTCAAGAGAATACTATAATAACAGGTATAAACTACGAAAACAACATACTTTTTTATACAGATGGTAGAAATGAACCTAAAAGAATAGTTGTAGATAGGTTTAAAAATCCAAACGGAACTTTTGATGCTTTTGCTTCTGTAGAAAGACATAGTATCTGGAAGTCTGAAGTTTCAGCTACAAACAGTAATCAAAGTTTTTATTTTGAAGAAAAACATATTACTACAATAAGAAAAAATCCTAGATTAGCACCTAGAGTTATTGCTAAATCTTCTAATAGACCTACTTCTGCTATTGGTAATACAGGATTAAACTACCAAGATATTAATTTCTCTCCAGTTCTTTTAAATAGTGGTACTTCTAGTATTGGTTTTAATTTTCTTAACGCTGCTCAAGACGAAGTGATTGACGGTAGTGTTGATATTGAAATAATTGCCACTAACTCTCAAGTCAACTGGAGAGTAGGTGACATTCTAGTTCTAACTGGTACTTTATCGGCAGCTGTAGCTAGAGTAAAAATAGTAGCTGCAGACACATCTTCTTCTTCAGTGGTTGGTAATTTTACAATAAGATTAATAGATATTGAAGAAACCTACTTCCCATTAGACGACAATGGTGTTCCCTTACAAGGCGTTCCACCTACAGAAACTTGGAATGCTATAGTTTCTAACAAAAAACAACTATACCCTACATCTTTTATATACTTTGCTTATAGATATAAATATATAGATAATGAGTATTCAGCTATATCACCTTATTCTAAAGCTATTTTCCTACCTAGTTTTTATGCTTTCAATGCAGTAACTGGTTTTAATGTAGGTATGGAAAATCAACTTCGTCACATGAAGGTTATAGACTTTGTAGAACAAGGTATATCAAGAGACGTATCTGAAGTTGAAATACTATTTAAAACAAGTGATAGCGAAAATGTATACGTAATAGACACTATACAAAACAACTCTAGTAAGTGGAATGATACTTTTGATGCTGGATCTAGTAATACTGGTGTATTATCGATAGAAGACTCTGTTTTTGGTAGAACTTTAGAATCTCAGCAATTAATTAGACCTTTTGACGCGGTACCTATATCAGCTAAGGCTCAAGAGTTTTCTTCAAACAGATTAATGTATGGAAACTATGTTTCAACTTACCCTGTAGTTGATAGCACTGGAGATAAGGTTTTAGCAAAAATAAGTTCTACTTTAGTTAACAGAGATGTACCTACGACAACTACTGTTTTCGGTAATAATGTTACTGAAACCAATATAAACCAACAAGTGTTAATAGATGAAGAAGCGGCCACACCCTTTGGTCTTACTTTATTACCAGGTTCAGGACCAAACGCAACCTTGGATGGATTTTTTCTTAGTAAAAGTAGGTTTGACATGGACACAGAGATTTCTGATGACAACAACTCTTACGACATGACTAATAACATATTCGTGGCTCAATCAACTGGCC